AAAAATTTAAACAAAGGGTTCGATTTCCATAAAAATCATCATTCGTTTAATGGCGACTTGTCAACAAACCTTCAACAACACTGAAGTAATACTTCGCCATCCCAACCGACCGTAGAACTTCATTTATCATTCATTAGGGTTCGCTCTTGTTGCGAAGATATTGGCGTCTTGGACGCTAATCGGTCAACGACCGATTATTTGTATGGATAAAATAAAAAAGGGCAGAAATAGCCCCATCTGTTGAAGTATCGAATATGTGGATTCTTTGAACGGCTTGATGTATTCGAGTGGGCAAAATATGTTTTTCTGTTGGGATTTGCGGGAGTCAATCCCCTTTTATTTTTGACATAATAATACAAGTCATCATCTAATAATTATAAGGACCCTTGTATTATTTAATAGAATATGCTTGTATGATAAAGTCAAAAACTGAATGAACTGTGGTAAATGTCGAACCACAGCAAAAAATGGTTTCTGAATGGCTCTCTGGCGTTTTATAGCCGTTGCGAAATGTTCGACCAATACACCACCCACCCACCCACCTTTGAAATTCTCGATTAAACTTTACGAATAGAGAATGGAATAGCAGCACGATTTTGGACGGCTATTATTTTTTCATCAAACACCACATTTGCAAGATGTTCGAAGAATTTGTCGGTGTCGCTCAGTTTTCCATTGAACCAAACGAAATTATACCACAGCAAATAATTTCTCAGATATTTCGTGGCAACACCCCTGAATGGCTTGAACCATTGTTTTAAATTAGAGTGATAGCTGTTGATTCGTTGAATGTTGAAATAGCCCGATTTGGTTTTACGGTCATCAGATTTGAACATAAGGAGACCCAAGTCCATTTTCTCGCATACCCTTTTATATGCGGGGTTTTTGTCGGTACACATAATCGTTCTTTTCTCGATTCTGTTATCAAAAGCCGCTTCGATATGTTTCATTCTACATTTGCCCAAGTTTGTCGGGGTGGCAATTACTTCATGATTGTGATCAATTCCACAGCAAACATTTACCATTCCATTCATAGCCATAGGCGTTTTATTTGGGTGGTCTTTAAGCCATTTTCTGTATTCGGGGGCATACATTCCATAGAACGCCAGATGGTTGTACATATTACCCTTAAACGACAAGTCGAACCCAGTTTCATCAGCTTCCACCACACCCCCCAAAATCGTTTTTTCGTTCGGTATTGTGATTGTGTCCAATATTTTGTGACGCCATCTAAAGGAAGTTCTCGATGAAATTTCACATTTTCTTGCTGATTTGCGAATAGAATCCTGTTCGAGCAAGCAACGCACATATTCGCTCATTTGATCGGGCGACATATGGGAACGATAGAATACAGATTTGGCAGTAGAAACGAAAGTAGCCCCACAGTCTTTGCATTTGTAGCGTTGATGTTCGCCGATGTAATCACGACCGATTTTCTCGCCCTCGCTGTTTTTTAGCGTTCTATAACGGGCTACAGTCCCAAATTTGACGATATGGAGACATCCACATTTTACGCAGGCGTGTTCTTTTTCCATTCGGTTTGATTTCAACAAGTCATTTACGGAATTAAAGCCCATGTTGAGCTTTCGAATGAGCATTTGCTTTTCGGAAGGTTGCAGACCGTGAATAAGCTGGTTTATGAGTTCTATTGGTTTTTGTGTGGAAGTTGACATTTTTCGCCTCCATTTTGAGGGATGTTTATTTGATTGGAATCTAGAAAAAGCGCTTAGAAAAGCAACCCGTTTACACCTCTTTTTTTTACAGATAAATTAGATATCATTTTCCCCGTTTCGGCCATTTCCGGCGCTGCATGTGCCGTTTTTAGCTCAAAAACGCAATTCCGACCGTAATTTTTTTACAAATGAAGCCATAGCCAAAATAAAAAAATAATGTATATTTTATTCGTTATGTGGGGCGGTCACACGCTCCCGAACACAAGAAAAATCGAACATTAAGCGGTTTTTGGGGAATGTTGAAGACAATCGTCAAGATTGACACTCTGCCCTAATTGCCATAAAGAAAGAGGTGAAAATGCTTGTAATTGAACAATTCAATTTTGGTAAAAAGGCTTTCTAGCCTTAACGAGTTTTCGTTAATTTAATTTCCAATAAAAATTAAATTCAGCTTAATGCCGTAATTGCGCCTTCACATTATCGTGGTGCGCCTTTATGCGGACTTTGCTGTTTGCGAAAATCCAAACCTAATTGAGTTTGGCAATATATCCTTTACGGCGTCCATACTTTGCGAGTATGGCGATTGGGGGGGTATTGTCCATTTATGAAGTTACAAACAAATTCCATAAGCAAAAAAAATAAGGAGTAATATGACTGTTGACGAATTAATCGACAAATTAAAAAAGGAGACCTTTCATAATCCGCATGGAGAAGACATGAGTATTAGCGCTTTGGAAAAGTTTAAAAACGACAATCCATATCTGTCGCCAAGCGATATGAAAAAATTAAACGATGAGATAGAACGCTTGAAAATAAAAGAAAAGAAAAAGAAAATAAAACGAGAGTTGAGGAAAATAAAGGAAGATTTTTAACATAAAAGGAGATAAAAATGAAAAACATAATTCAAAATAAAAAGGCCGTCACTTCCAAAGTGGCAAAAGTAAACTCAAATAATGGAGAAAAAAAGATGAAAAAATACTCATTCAGCAACGAATTAACTCGTAACACTCAAATAGCTAAAGTTTACAATCATTTGTTAACCTTGGCAAAAAATAAGAACATGGACGATTTTGTTCCTCGATCTTTTGATGATACAATCAAATTTGATGACATCATTGTTGTTCTTGTTAATGAAACCGATGAAGAATTGGTTGTTGCTTTGTATGACAAGCGAAAATATCAAAAGTGCTGGTCATATAGAGGTGGAACATACGCAAATTCCGTTGGCATGACAGCACTCGTTTTCTTTGATATATTAAGACCCATTCGTGGCTTAGACGATTATTCGGCTATCGGATACGGTGAGTTGGATTTGGCTCATTATAATCTGACAAGAGATTACGACAAGTTCATGTCATTTAAAGAATTCGTAAAAGAGCACGGAGCCCGCATTCTTGAACAGAAATAAGTTTTGGAGGATATAAATGAATATCGAAAAGGATATATTAGACGATATAGAAGGTCTTGATTTGACTGAAAAAGAAAAACAAGAGCTAATCAAACGGATTATGGATAATCCCGAATGTGAAGAAGTTCGTAAATACGCAAAAGAAAAAATGATTGAATCACGAATGAGGGAAATTGAAGAGGATTTCAAAACGGAGGTAGCATATGACATAAAATCTAATTTCTAATAAACCGAGCTACACACTCGTAAACCGTGATAACTCCCCACCTAATCTGTGGGGTGTTTTTTTATACCCATAATTTCATAAATAAGATAAAACGATTTTTTATAAATAAAAAGAAAGGGGTGTTATGAAAAGACAGGCTTTGGAAGAATTGGAAAAATATAAGCAACAGCAAACATTGCAGGCTATGCTTAAAGAAATTCTCGCTTTATTGTTTCGCATGAATGAAAACATAAACAAAATAGAAACTGTGCTAGAACAGCACGCAAAAGATACAAGAGGGGGCTTTTAATGGCGTTTAACGGTTGGTATAAATCTTATACAGATGAAAAGCGGAGTATTCCACCCTGCAAGACCCAAGCCACTTGTTCCTGAAAAGAATACCCAAAAGAAGATTGCATTGATTGAATATCTTTTGGAACACATTAAGGAACCGGTATTCACTTACACAAACAGTTCTTTAAATGATGAATTTTATATCGCCGATGAAGATGATGGCTTGGATATTCCAAAAATAACATTCGCCATTTTGAATTATAAGGGACACATCGGAAATGAAATAAACAACAACTTTGAGACTTTCGGAAGTGTAATTCAGAATTATGTTCCCGAGCGTTTTAGAAATATAAAGTTCAACATCCATTCAAGTACGAAAGATTACAGCCAAGCATATTTGGACGCTGTCGAAAAGTTTCAAGGCTGGATTTGTTCGATGAAATCTAAAATTGAAAATGCTTTATCCGAGGAGTATTATTTACAAGGTCGAATGAAGAACCTTGAAATACTCAAACGAAGATATAAACAAAATTGGAGCGAGTCCAAGGTTGTTGATTTAACAGCCGATCAAAACATAAGAATGGATGGTGATTCTAAAATCGAAATAAAGATAACGGACGCTTAATTTTTTCTCCATAAATGAGGGCCTTACATCGCTTTTGGTGTAGGGCTTTTTTATTGAAAAGGGGTGTTATATGGATTATGAAGTAAAAATGTTGCCACATCAAAAGTCCTTATATCAGTCGAAAAGCAATATTGCTGGGCTTGTGTGTGGTCGTGGTTCACGGGAAAACAGTAATTCTTTCATGGATTATCGTCTTTCATCTATTGCAAGAGAAACGAATACTTGCGTTTTCTCAAACATACAAATCTCTTTCCCAAAATCTCTTTGATGAAATTTTGAAGCGATTTGACGAATTAAAACTTAAACCAATTTACAATAAGGGTGCAATGACCATAACATTCAACAAACGGCATTTGCTTTGGCTACAGTTACGAAAACTGTGAATCATCAAGGGGTCTGACAGAAATAAATTTGCTGGTTCTTGATGAACTGTGCTTGGCTCCAGCCGATATTTTGGCGATTACAGCACCTTGTTTGCGAGGCGATTTTAAGCCAATAATTCGCTTTGGAACTTCGCCACGACAAGGCTCTGTTTGGAATAAGTGGCTGTTGGATAACATAGCTTCAAAAAATATTGAAGTTTTTACAGCCAAAATGAGCGACAATAAGTTTTTATCCAAAGAATCGCTAGAGCTTTCGATGAAAGCAATTACAGATGAAAAAATGCGATTACAGGAAATCGAAGGCGAAATTCTATCTGATTTTGACGAAAGTTGTATTCTCTATGAAAGTGATTTTCCAAAGACATTCATCGACAGTTCCGCAAATTATCCAATCAAAATAGGTATTGACGGTTCTGGTCAAGGAAGGGATAAGTCCGTAATCTGTATTCGTAAAGGAAACAAGATTATAAGCATAACGAAATATGATAAGTTAGACCCGTTCGACTGTTCATCGGCTATAAAACTTATCCTATTGAGAAACAAGCTATCGACTGACGATGTGTTTGAAATAAACATTGATATGGGTTATGGCGAACGGCTATTATGCAGTTCTAAACAAGGAATATCCTAATGTAAATCTTGTGCCGTTTGCAAGTAAACCCAATAACGAATCATACGCAAATAAAAGGGCGGAAATCTATTTCAATCTCGCAAAGGCTGTGCGTAATGGCTTGTTCATAGATGACCCTATGCTAATCGAAGAACTTACCAATACAAGATTCATGCTTGACAAGAACGACAAATATATTCTTATGCCCAAAGCCGAATTGAAACTTGTTTTGAATCGTTCCCCCGATACTGCGGACGCTTTGGCATTGACATTCTGCGATGAAGATAGAATGTATGAAAAACGACTTAACAAACGACAAATAAAACAATATGCCCGATCTATTTTAGGCGACCCAAACGATTAAGATTAATAAATACTTGTGGATGGTGTAATGCCCACATTGTCCGCTAATTTTCAAAGGGCACAAGGGAGACTTAATAAATGAGTAATTTAGATAAGGTTACAGACGAAATCAAGACTGAAAACGAAAGTGAAAATCAAAACGAAACATCTGCCGTAGAAAATACAACCATTGAGGAAAACAGACGGTGCAAGCGATGACACAAATGGCGAAAAGACGAAGGTCGATTTAAACGCCATTTCAAAAGAAGATAAAATCACACATTCTTTCAAACAGCAATTAAACAAGCAAAAAAATAAGTATGAATCTCAACTTGCGGAACGCAACAGAGAATTTGAGGAATTAAAGAGCCGTTTGGAAAGACTCGAAAACCCCGACAAATACAAGGAAAAATTCAGAAACGACTTTGAAAACGATGACAAGTACATTGATTACTTGGTTGAACAGCGAATGAATAAGATGTTTGCCGAGCGTGAAGAACAATACAAAAAACAACGAACCATTGACGAACAAAAACGAGAACGAAGCAACAAGATAAACGCGCGAATAAATAAGTGCTTTGCAACAGATGATGAAAAGCGTGATTATTTGATAACCGTTCAACAGGCTTTTGACCAAGGGCTTGAAGAACTTATCGACAAGGAACAATATGTGTCCGAATATATCCAAAATTCAGAAAATGGTCCTCGTTTGCTCTATGATTTGGCATCAAAGCCCGAATTGGTAAAAGCCGTATTCTCACAGGCTGACCCAATGTCCCGAATTTTGGAACTTAAACTTTATGAAAGAGAATTGCTCAAGGGCAATGAACAGAAAAAAGCTGTTCCGACAATTAAACCAAATTTGGTTATCGGCAAGCCCGGAATTTCAACCAACAAAACGACTGACATCTTTTCAAACGATGCTGAATTGAAAGCCTTTATACGAAAAAGATAAATGGCTTTTTTATAAATACAATAAGGAATTTTGAACGATAAAGCTAATCGTTTGAAATTCCAACAGTTTAAGGGGTTCTGTTTCAAAATCTCTTTATTTATCCATGCCCTTTATGGCGAATGGTCTAAGGCGTAGCTGACCGAACGACCCACTGAAATGGACAGTGAATCATTGGAAAGTCATGATGAGTAAAATTATTCACAACAATTTATAGAGGTGCTTTAAATGGCAAATAATAAATTCACAAATAACGATAAGACAAAAATGGTTGCCGCAGTTGTAAGCGACAAAATGGATTTTGTAAAAAAATCCAAGAGTGGTCTATCCGAAAATGAGCTAAAGGGAAAAAAGTTTCGGAAAAAAATATAAGGTTTACATTCCAGATCCTGGTCAAGTAAAAGATGGTTTGGTTGCTGAACCTGATTCCATTGAAGAAATCGAAATGGAAATCACATTACAGAATAAGAACACTTCTGTTGAAATTGATGCATGGAATGACTTGACCGATATGGAAGATTTCAAGAAAGAAATCGCCATTCCTCGTGGTAACAAACTCGCTTTGTCTGTTCAAAAAGACATTATCGACAATACCGTATTCCAAGCCGTTCAGGCAACCGTAACATCTGCCGCTAATTTTGCCGCTTTAAGCGATGTTTCAAACAAGCTAGGCGAACTTAATGTTGCTGGTCAGTTGGTTATGTTCAACTCTCCAACTGTAAACGGAAAAATTGCAGCCGCTGGTTTAAGTAATTTCAATCCTGATTCTATTCAAAAGGATATTTACGGAAAAAATTATTTAGGCGAATACGCAAATGCTTCACAGATTACATTGGCTGGTCTTCCTACAATTACCGCAGGGGCATCGGCATGCACAATTACAGGAACAGCAATAAGTGGCGAAAACACTTTAAGTTCTACTGTTGTTGGTTATGAGCCGATTACCGAAGTTACTTGTGCTGGTGGCAAGAAGGGTGAAGCATTTAAAGTAGCAGGTTTGAAGGTTGTCGATGTAAACGGCATGCCGACCGACCAAGATTACACTGTAATTCTCGCAACAGACGCAAATACAGCAAATAAGTGCTCCATTGCTCCAATTCGTGCTACATTAAACGATACAGTAAGTGGCGTTAAGGTTGATAATGTTGGAAATCCAAACGCTTGGTTCGACCATACTTTCGATTCATTCTCTGCAACTCCGCTTTTGACATCAGGAGCTTCTTATTATGTCGGTGTATGTCGTGAAGAGGATGCACTTCTTTTTGACACATATAAGTTCTCTGACCTTCCAGGCTCCGAAAACTCTACACAGACCGTTGATGGTGTATCCGTCAAAATGAGCGAATACGGTGACGGAAAGAACATGACTTCTCTCGTTCGTCTTGACTGCCCATTTGCCGCTGGTGTTCCTGACGCCAGACGACAGGCTGTCTTGTATGTCAAGAAATAAGGCTTAGGTGTTACTCCTTTCACCTTGAAATGTTGGTGGGTTATGCTCACCAACATTTTTTATTCCGCAATTATAAATATAGAGAGGTGATTATAAATGATTTCTGTAAATGATTTAATTCAAAATGCTTTTTCAAGATGTGGGCTTGTTGGTGATGGTCAAGCCGTTAACGGAACGAAAGCCAAAACAGGTGAAAACGAACTTAAAGACCTTATCTCTATTCTCAATACGCAAGAATACTTAGCTGACAATTTTAAAATTTTTGATGTGAACGGCAAAAGCACCATTACAATAGGAGATTCCAAAGAGTTCGATATTCAGGTAAAAACTCCACCAAGCACAATTAAATCTATTGGTCGAAAAATTGGCGACAGATACATTCAGTTGATAAAGACAAATATAGAGTCCATTTTTCGGAGAATCAAGAAACCATCTATCTACTCAATACTCATATACGGTCGCTTACGATTCAAAGGCGATTACATCGAGAACGATTAAGCCAAGCATACTTCAATATCAAACCGAAAACGATATGCCCGAAGCATCGTCAAGTTTATTTCATAAGACCGCATATGTCATTGACGAAAACATCGTCTATGTTTGCACACAGACAGGTCAAAACCTTTTTGCTTGGACTCATTACACCTATACGGATTCCAATGTTTGGAGAGACGCCTATTTGTATGATTTAGAAAAGGGTGCCTTGAAAGGAACAATCTATTTGGATTCCAATATAAGTTCATCATATAAGGTTTGTTTCGTTGATGATATTGACGAAATCAGTCTTTCAAGCACCTTGAATCTTCAAGACATGTATCGTTCGCTTTTATTGACTGGTCTAACTTATAGACTTGCGATTAGATACAAGTTGAATGATTGGGTGACAACATTCAAAGACGATTTCGAGGAACAGAAATCACTCATTAAAAGGCTTAATTCGTCAAATAGACCGATCGTTTGGCAAAACATGGATGGTTCATACCTTGATGATTACAATAATGGCTTGTATGGTGTGGGGTGGTAAATGTCGAAAGTAAGCGTAATATCAAACTTGATTGGCGACCAAACAAAAGCAAAGTTCCCATCTACGATGGGTTCCGCACTTTCCATAAACATGTATCAGGAATCGAATGGCAAAGTTGTGTATCAAAAATCGGTTCCACGGAATTAGATGGCTGAAACAACTTGAAAACACAAAAGAAGGATGTCACGGCTCGTTTGTTTCTTCCACAGGTTTAGATGTGAACAATAACGCCCCTGATGCGTTTTTCGTTGTTCACTCAAAATTATATAGGATTGATTACAAGTGGGAAATAGAATGTCTTGGAAACTTAAACACAGGTTCATATCCGACATTTGCCGAAACAGGTGGTGAACGCCCATTGCTTTTAATAGCTGATGGCGTCAACCTATTTTATTACAATCTAAAAGAAGGTGGTTCTCTCCATTACATAAACTTACCCGATCGCATAAACGAACAGGGTGCAAAAATTAAGCCTACACATGTCCAAGTTGTTGCTGGTTCCATCATCGTAAACGACAAAGGGAGTGGTTACGCCTATTACTCCATACCCTACGCTCTTTCTCAGGATACACGACAGGTCTATAAAATCGTGGGTGGCAATGTTCAATATAAATCCGACAATATAACGCCAGAGACAATTACAGTTCAAAGTGACCAATATGTATTTTTAGACGATTACGGCTTACCGCAGTATAAAAACGGTGAGTCCAACAGCGATGCCATAAACGCCCTTTATGCCATTGGTTCAAATCTAATCGTATTTGGTCCGAAATCTATTGAGTTCTGGCAAAGAGGTGATGCAGAACAGTATCAGACTTGGGTTAGAACATCATACACATTCAATAGAGAAATCGGGCTGGACTCGCCCAATTCTGTGGCAAGCGTGAACAACAGCGTCTGTTTCGTATCAAATGGTATGAACGCAGGAAGGGCTGTTTTTGCAATTTCGGGAACTGAATTCCAAAAAATTTCTGAAACATGGTTGGATGACATCTTGGATAACTCCGACACAGACAATGCCATTGGATTTGCTTATAGCCGTTCGAACCATTCGTTTTATGGTCTATACATTCCGAACGCACAAAACAAAAGAAGTAGAACCTTCATTTATGATTTTTCTACACAGCAATGGTCGGAAAGAACTTCAAGAAATTTCAATACAGGGCGTGATTCAGCGTGGAACTTGATTTATCCTGTATGGTTTGATAACAAGACTTTATTTGGTCACATTGCCGATGGCGAGCTTGTTTATTTGGATGACAATTTCCATCAAGAAGAATTAAATGAAAATCAAACGGTTGCTTTAATTCGTAGAAGGCAAAGCCCCGTTATTGTGAACAATTACCAAAATTTCACTTTTGACGAGTTAGGGATAGAACTTAATACGGGAACCATTGAAGATTATGATGCGAATCCAAAAGCTCAACTTGAAATTTCGGACGATGGAGGTTTTTCTTTTGGTAACACGATACTTGAAGAATGTGGTAAGACAGGGCAATACTTTTATCGAGTTCGTTTTCTCAATTTGGGACTTCAAAGATTATGTGTAATTCGTTTGACATTCTCCGAAAATATGGATATCACATTGACAAACGCAAGCATTCGTGTATCACCGACAGGATTTAGCATATAGGGTATTTTATGAAAAACGGCGAAATAAACAACACCACACCGATCGAGAATTTGAGAGAAATCCTTAACGGAGCATATTCCATAAACAAAATAAATGACTGGTCGGTTATCGTCATCGGTTCCAATTTAGAAATGTGGGAACTGTGGTGTTCAAAAGAAGGTTCTTATTTGCTCCCTTCAAAAGCTGATAAAACTTTAATGGCGAAAGTGTTTTATAACGATGGTTCAATAGAATGTAAGGTCGTTCGCTTGGGGCAAACAGCTATTTGTGTTTCAAAACCATGCAAAATTGAAATACAGAAAATCAACGACAAAAATTTAATCAATAACGGATAAAATTTGGAGGATTATTTATGGGTGTTATGTCCAGTATTGCAAACGCCATTGGTTTCGGCAATGCCGACCAAGTGAAGGAAGCAAAGAAAGCTATAAAACAAAATAAAGGGCTATGGCAGAGTAATTATAACGAAAATCAAGACACCTTGAAAAAATATCTTGATTCTATCTCGCAAGCGCATGATGAAACTTTAAAAAATCAATACACACAAGCAAAGCAAAACTTTGCGGATATGGGAACATATAACCCGTCAAAGTTTGAATACAATAAGTCTGTCGATGATTTCATGTCTCCAGCGGTTGATATGAGAATAAAAGCCGCAAATGAAGCCATAACAAATTCACAGGCGAACGCTCGGCAACTTGTTCAGCTCTGATTATTTGAACTCCCTGAATGCAAAATCACAAGCTATTGCAAGTGAAGAATACGAAAACGCATTTAACAGATATGCACAGGACAAAAATCAGGCGTTACAGGAACAGCAATTCAATGCGAACGAAAACCAAAACGCTTATAAATCCCAGAGCGACTTATATAAAACTCTTATGACCCAATTAGGCAACGATTACAACACCGACACAACAAATTGGCTTAATGGTTTAGGCGATTATTACGGTGGAATGATAAACGCAAACAATGCTTACACAAACGGCTTGGCAAATGTAAACACATCACTTGCAAATGCTTCGCTATCGGAAAATAACGGTGTTGGCGACATGCTTAATTTCGCACTCAATTCTTTCAATTCTGTTATGGCTGGCTAAGGAGAAGTATAGATGTTAGGAAATTGGAATTATTCTTCAAATACAGTAAAACCTGTTCAATCACAGAACCAAATCAAGTTTGACAATGGAGCTTTGCAAAACCATAAAAAAGCCGGTGACGAAAGACAGGAAATGTTAAACAGCATTAAGTCGATGATTGAACTTAATCCCGATTTAGATACTTCAATGGCAAACGATGAACCACCTGAATTTGAATCGGAAGAAGTTAAAAACGAAGTCGCAAAACAGTTGCTTAATGGCGAGGAATTGGAAAAGCTCGTTCCCCATGATAATTCAACACATATAGACTTTGACCAGAACGCTCTTGAAAATCATCGACAAAATGGACTCAAGGGAACGATTAAACAAATGCTTATGAATATAGGCGGTGGCTTAATGGCTTTGTAATGGGGGGTATTATGGCATTAAACATTCAATGGCGATTTCAAGAACCGATTGATTTCTCAAACGCCTTAAACAAGTCCCTTGAAAACAAACAAAGGACATATAGCGAAATTGCGAAAAATCTCGGTGAGGGAATAAGAAATACACACGATTATTTACTGGATAGGGACTTGGCAAATTTGATTGAAAATCAAATGAAGCAAAAACAGTTCGATTCAAGTAATAAGGAACAGCTTGATAAAGAAACCACCTTGGTTAAGCAAGAAATAGAGCGATTGAAAACAGAAAGAGCAAAATTGCAAAATGAACTGAATGAAATTGAAACGATGGCAAATGAAGCGCCTGAAAAATCAAGTGCAGATTACAATGAGCTTTTCGATACAGGTCGTTTAAACAACGAACTCCCAAGATTGGGCAATACAGGGGGCAGACAATATGGATTCTAATATTATAGAACAAAAAAAGATTGACCTACAGAATCAAATACAAGCGATTGACGAACAAATCGTAAAACTCGAAAGTTCGCTCTCTGAATTAAGTCAAAAATATGCCCCACAAGCAATGAGTGATGATGATTTGGAAGCGCAAATTGCTTCAAATAGAGCTAGGCGAATAAAAAAAGACAACAATGCACAAGTCCAATGGAATTGGCTGAAAAATAGAGAAGATGCCGAGCGTAGATTTCAACAATCGCTTAATAATACGAACGCAAGCCAAATGAGAATGAAGGTGAATGGCGCTGCAAACGATATCCGACAAAAACAGATATCTATTGCAAATGACTTTAGACAGATGACGACAACCATCGACCCTTTCCAGCGCAAAGCTTACGAAGATAAAATCCTGACCGATTTAGACCAAATGAAGCTCTCTTATGATTCATTGGCAAAGGCTTATTCTCCAGAACAGTTGGCTGGTTTTGGATTGACAGAACCATCGAGCTATATTGCAAAAGTCAAGGAAGCTATAAAGAACGGCAAGTTTAGCGCTGATGCCGATTTTGCCAAAGTGGTCGATATTCAAACCGAATATGACAAGCACGCTAGATCGGGTGATTTGACCGATGAAATGAAACAGTCAATGCTTACGATGTTGGAACCATTGATCGACAACGGCTCAAAGGAAGCGTTCGCTCTAAAGCAGAAAATTCTTGGTGGCGAAACTGAAGATGAAACATTTACAAGAGAATTGAAAGCCAATAATCGTTCAAGGGTTATTAACAGTGGAAATGAACAAGCTGACGCAAATAAGATGTCATTGGATGAACTTTTGACCAAGTGGCCTTTGAGTAAGTTCGAGCAAAAAGCGCTTGACAAAAAATACACTCCGACAGCACAAAATAAGGATGCAACCGAATATAAGTCGAAAGTCATTACCGAAAGAAAACTCTGGGCAAAGCGAAATCCAAATAAGTTCAATTATTTAAGAAAGAAGGGGTTAATCTGATATGGCTACAAATAAGGAAAGTTTGATTGATGAACTCATCGACACTGCGGTTCTATACGAACCAAACAGTAATGAAGAACAATATCTTATGGATATTGCCAAGAGATTGAACGAAATATCTGATTCGGAGATGGCAAAGTTCATAGCAGTAAATAGGGATGGACTTTCAAAATATATGCCTCAAGATGCTACCTTATGGACTTTGGCAAATTCCAAAGACCCTAATTGGAAGGATAAGCCACTTGATTTGCAAGAAATGTTTAACGACAAGGACATTTTGTATAAATGGAACAATCCTGACGAATACCCCGAAGAAAGACTTTCGAATATTGCAAAGCAAAGTGGGATTCCACTTCCTACATTAAAAAAGGAACTTGAAAAACAGTCGCTTATTCAATCACGAAAAGACAATATGTGGCCCGAATGGGCTGTTGGTCATTCCGTAATGAACCCGATCATGAACATGGTTCAAGAAATTTTTACCCCTCGCTTATATGAAAAGCGACTTCGTGAAGGTGTTGATACGGAAGTTTTTACGGATAAGAGTGGAAACTTTGACCCGAGCTTATTACTTGATGTAGGCGAAAATGTCCTTTATTCTACACCATATGGAAAAATTGCTGGGACAGTTTCTAAACCAATAGCAACGATGCTTAGGGCTGGTGGTAAAAAAGGTGCTGTAGCTCGTGGCTTGAATTTTGCTGTCGAAAACGGTGCAAATCCATTCATTATGGAAGGATTAGACGCTCTCGCTTATGATGACCCTGAAAACGACCGATCTACATTCAATGTGGGAGACGCCTTACAGGGGGCGGCAACAAATATCGGTGCCCCAGTTTTATTGAAGGGTGTGCCAATGGCAATTTCAAGATATAAAAACGGTGCCGGTCGCCCTGACCGTGGTTTACTCAAATGGCTTTATGAAATTGGCGAAGGTGGCGCTGATGATGTTATGGCACAAATAAAAACCAATAACAGACGTTTCGATGAAATCCAATCCAAGGCAATGAAATTCGGTAGAAGCGATTTAGACGAAGCCGAAAAAGTGTTCTTGGACTCTTACCCACGATATAAAATAAACGATGACATACTTGAAAACATATTCGAGCAAAAAGGAAAAACTTTCAAGGAAAAGGTCGATAATTATTTAAAATCAATGCCCGAAAGCGATTTAAGAACTTTGGAACTTGATACAGACCCGATTTTTAAGGAATTGGTCGAAGGTGGTGGCGACACATATAAGCCATTTATAGCGAACCGAAAAATGGATGCCATGAAAGCTATTTCACATGATGAGAAAATCAAGCAAGCGGCTGATGATATCTTACCAGCATTGGAAAATTCGCCTTATAAAGCATTGAATGATAAAAAACTTAAAACCAATAAGCAAATCCTTGAAGAAAACGGTGCAAAATCTTTCATTACAAACAAGTATGGAGATTACGGCTATGAACAGGATAAAAATTCCAATATTCCCGGAATTGGGGCTTTGATTAACTTCCTTCAAGAAGCAAAAACCGAAAAGGAAGAACAAAAAGCTAAAGAAGAAGCTTTAAAACGATATAGGATTAAATTGATGTTGGGGGAATAAATGGCAACAAGTAGCGAATACAAAAAGCTGATTGAAGGTTTCTTGGGTGGCTTACTTTTGGCGGCTGGCGGTGGAAACAGAGAAAAAATTTCAAGTATGTTACCCAAAAAGAAATCTGATTTCACGCATAGCTTGAATTTTACTTACTCAAATCAGGGCTATGTGCCGAACAGTGTTTCACAATGGCTTGATTTTGGGAAAAGAAACCAAGATGAAAATAAATCTGTAAATCAAAATGCAGAAAATACTTCGTCAAGTTCGAAAAATAATTCTGTTTCAACAATGGTAAGTTCAAACGGTGGAACAACACCCACAAACGCAGAAACGAAATGGATTTTTATTGCAAATCCTAATTGTTGCCCTAAATGTTTGTCAATGAATGGGCGAACAGAAATAGGACCAAAAGAACCGTTATTTTATGGTCATGTTCCCGATAGAGAAGGGCGTTTTAATTGCCGTTGTCATTGGGTTAGAATGTCATAAATAAAACGAACATTTTATTTATTCTCTTTAAAAATCATTGCTGTTAAAACAGCAATGATTTTTTTTGCTGTTTACAATAAAAAAATTAATCGCCAGATTTTACAGCATTTAAAACTTATAGACCTCCTTTTGTAAAATGTTAATTTGTCTGCAAATTATGGGTTTACAAGCGCTCTTGTTTTTCTAAGATTCGTATTACAAACAACTTAACAAAAAAAGGATAAATCTAAATGATTTCTAAAACATTAATAACCCCCGAAATTGTGGACGCAATCCACAAAACACCTTACTGCAAACAGGACGGAATTCCGAACGATGAAAAGAAAATCATTGCCCATTTTATGCTTATCCAGCATATCCCTGGTGATAATGTTATCGGTTTCACCAACTGCCATTGGTTTGTTTTGGAAGATGATGACTTTGATTCACCATCTGAGAATTACTGCAATAATTTCGGTAAGGTGGTTTTTGGTTGCGTTGATTTGGGAATGGGGCTTGAGCTTGGTTCATTCTCTATTGACGAACTTTCTCAAATGAAAATTCAGAACATGATGGTCGTTCGCAATACGGAAATCAAACCATTGGAAAAAACAATGGGCGAAATCATGAAACGCTTTAACCTTAAATGGATGGTTTAAAAATGGTCAAATATACTCTGGTCGGTATCAATGGCAATGCTTACGCAATTATGGCTTATGTGTGTGATGCTCTCAAAAAAGAGCGTGAAAATATGGAACTTGCCATTGACGAATATGAAACCATAAAAGCAGATTATCTCAAGGACGCAATGTCAGGCGATTACAACCACTTGCTTTGTGTGTCGTTCGATTTGATTCAGAAAATCAATCAGGACATCGGTTGCGACCTTAACGATGAAGATTTACTCACTCTCAACAAATCCAAAATGGAGGCATAAAAATGAACAACTTCAAAATCACATTCAACATTGAAATGGCGGAAGAAGTCACCTCGGCTTTCGTTGCCCACTTGGTGTCACAAATCGAAAATGTGGCATACAGCGAACTCGGCAAAATGGGCGATTTCAACATGACCACTTCTTTCGGGAGCATTGGGGCGAATGGCCGAAAGGTTTCTATTTCCGAACCTACGCCCGATCGCCCCGTTGTTCCCAATGTTTCCAACATTGGACCTGTTCCCCCTGTGGAACCCGAACGCAAGAAACGCCGTCACCGTCGCACGAAAAAGGAAATCTTGGAGGGCAGAAAATAATGGTCAATGTTGGCGATAAAATAAAGATTTTGGGATTTGCCCCAAACATGGACGGAAGCCACGACCCAGCCGAGGGCGAATACATTGGAAGAACCGGAGTCGTTGAACACATAGACGACAGCGGTGAAATACACGGAACTTGGGGTGGCCTTGGCTTGCTCCCTGTGGATAAATACGAAATCATCTCAACCAAAAAGGAAGGTTAATCTATGGCTAAAGAAAAAATCAAAAACACTTCGGAAATGTTCGACTGTTTGGCTGTTACGAATGTTCAGGTATTCCCCTTCGTTGAAGGCGCAAATATGGGACACATTAAAGGTTTGGCGGTGATTACTCTAAACGACCAAATCGTAATTCGCGGGCTTCGCATTATGGAGGGCGAAAACGGAATGTTTGTCGGTTTCCCCATTGACCCATTTTTCAAAGGCGAGGAATGTCGGCATTTGGTAACTCCTGTTACTCGACAACTGCGTGAACACATCGAAAACTGCGTTTTGGAGAAATATCAGGCGTCAATCGCATAAAAAAAACACATTTCCCCGATAAATCATAAACCACGGCCTAAAAACCGTGGTTTTTTCGTCAGAATGGGTGTCAGAAACGGCAGATGCCCCCAAATGTGGGTAGATGACCACCCAAACGCCCAAAAACGCTCTTAGGGGCGTTTTCTGCGATCCTTATACATAATGAACCAATGTTTATCAAAAAGTGAGGTGAAATAATGAAAAAAGGTCGAAAAAAGGGGTCTTCTATGCTAATCCATCGTAAATCTACAGGCTATGTGAAACAACCAACAGTAGAGAGAATTCACGAACTTTTAGAATGTGATTATATGGACGATGTGGAAATAAGGATTTTTGCGTCCGATTTCGTGAATTGGTTTACTGCTCTATATGGTTGCTCAATGGTTTCCGCTTATAGAATGGTTCGCAATCTCGAAAGAGTCTATAATTACAATTTCATTAGACGAATAATCCATTAAAAGGGCTTTTTTAAGAAACCTCCACATATTGTATAAATATAAGATAAAAACCACAATATATAGGGTTTCTAAAATTCAAATCTCGCAGAAACAAAAAAAATGTTAGGTCGGCTCGCAAATAAAAAATCGTTGCTACATTTATGCCATAAACTCCCCGAGATAGGCGTAAAAACACATTTTTTCAAAGGGAAAGTTATATACATACAATATAACGAAATCTATTCAAGCGTTTAGGGAATAGATCGGTTTATACCAAAATTTCGCTCATTATCCAAATGTCGGGTCTCCTAGACGCATTTTCGCCCACATTTGGAAATGAGCTTTTTTTATGGAGAATGAATAAAATGAAGAAGATGCGGAATTAGGGCCACTGTCAAATTTGACCACATAAACAGAAAATCAACATTCCAAATAAAGAACGAAATACTTGAAAATCTCGGGGCAAAAATACTCCCTTTAAACATTCATTCAATGATGGAACGAGTGGAGTTTCTTTTGAACACCCCAAAATCTAACAACAGTACAAAAGTTTTTGACATTGCAACACAAGACCATCTATTAAATATTAATAAGGATAATTCACTTATATTATCTAAAAATAATTCTTGTATAACAAAGTCAATAATTCAAAATTACTGCCGAAACAGATTTATTGATACCCAATGTTTCCCTGCTATTCACTTGTCTAAAAAAGATGTTAGACGAATACAGTGGCACTTGAATTATGCTTTCCAATCGGCTATTATAAATTGGTTTAATATGGAAGATGTTATCAGCCATTTTTCGCCATCATTTCCCAAAATGCAACTTGAATATTCTGATGTTATGGTTACTGTTAGAAACCACATGAATAAAATCGCTCCCAAAGCAGATGATGTTGTGGAACATTGCTTAAAAAGGTTCGATTTAAACTTGTTCAATGTTTGTGTGGAATACGCCAAAGAAAATTATCAGAACTTTGATAGAATGAAAGAATTGATGCTTATTGCCGACAGAACAAAACATTATCTTGACGATGAGCATAAACCGAAAATAAGATTTCATGTCTATGGAGCACCTAACAGAGAAAGAGCTTATGAAAAAGTCGTTTCATGGGATGGTTCCCGTAATTTAGAAATTCCATCATATTTGAAGAACGATTTATACAAATGGTATGCAACGGAAAAAAGAGCCTGTGTGAAATGGTTGAAAAATAAGCTGGAACCATACTTCGTTAAGGGTAAAGGCTGGACAGCATACACAGTAGAAACAAGGGATAAAGAAGATAGAGTCGGATTGCAAAATCTATTTGAATCGCTCTCCAAAAATGTCAAACGCAACTCCATTAAAGCTGTTGATGTAAAAGAACTTGATAGAATTAGGAAGGATATAGAATCGTATTTGGACAAGTTTGTTTCTACAATCAGCGACCAGACGGATGCCCGAAATTATGTAGAAAATTACAAGGACGAACCTATTGATTATAAGCCACAGCAAAAAGAATGTTTTGCACTTCCGAAGGATTTGGAGGATTTCTTTAATGATTGTATAGGGTTATCAAACGATAAGCCAAAAGAACCTAATAAGATGGGGACTGATGAATTTATGGCTTATTTTTTGAATGACGACTCCGTAAACGAAAACGATTCAACAAAATATATAAGCGACAAGGATTTCTTTCAAAATCTTAAAAATTTTAAAGTTGATTCTGTCGAGGAACCCGATCCACCTATGACATCAGAAAATGATGAACAGTTCTGGAAGGATTTGAAAGCTGGTAATGTATGAGAAAGCCCAACGATAAAGTGTTAATGCTGTATAGAGTTTTTCGAATGTATCGTGACCAACGGATTAAGCGATTCTCAAATCGAAAACTTATACATAAATACAGAATGGAAGCTAAAGCTATTTCGCCATTGGAAACAAAAACAGGACGAATATAGGCTAAAACAAAAGCTGTTTCAAATCGAACTCCGTAAGCATGAAATCGAAAACGATTTTTCCGTTTCATTGGCAGATGAAGTTCTCAATAAATATAAATCATTTATAGGAGATAAACAAAATGATAGAATATGATGTGAAAGAATGTAAGTGGCTTAATGTGTGGGCTAAAGATTATGGTCAATACACATATATTTTCACTTCTTGCAGGGATATAAACAGCAAATACTCAATGCGGTTTAACCTATGGTTCAAATGGTAAAGCAAAGGGACTTGAAGCAAAATTCAAAGAAATTACTTTCAACTGCAAGTTTTCAAGCAACCGTAAAGCAAACTTCTTGGATTTGGGAAAATTTCAGTTCTTGGGAAACATCGAGTGCCTTGACGAAAACGAATGTAAGTATCTTCATCGTTTATTGAATGTTTTGTTTAAACGCTATTATGTGAATGACTTTGGCGGTATTCGCTTGCGAAAAATAAAACATGATGTTATTTTAAAAGTGTTTCAACTTTTTTTAGAACATTCAAGGCGTTCATCTTACGATATTGTAAGCGACATGGAAATCATAGACGATTCTTTTTGTGAGTCAACAGACATCGAAGATGGTCAAATCTACATCATTGATAATGTTACCACGATTAAGGTTGGTGCGGCAAAAAATGCTCAAATCCGTTTTGATGGACTTATACGAAATGGTGAACTTTCACCACAAGCGAAGTTGAAGGTTGTTTATGAAGTTCCCGATGAATTCGGTTTTGAAGCTAAAGCTCAAGCGGTTCTAAACCAATATAAAGCTCAAAATCCAAATAATGCGGGCAACAGAAACGCTTTATGGGGTGCTTTGGATGAGCATTTCTCTTGTAGCGTTGAAATCGCTATGAACGAAATCGAAAAAAAATTAAATGGTCAATATAAAGCCAAGACGATGTGCTAACACCAACCAGCGCATATTTTACTTAAAACAAAAACAGGGCTTAAAGCCCTGTTTTTTACTGTTCTATAACCAAATTACCATTATAAGCAGATCGTGCCAAACTCAGCGATTCGTAAAAGTCTTTAAATTGTGTTTTTAAAGTATATAACATTTCAATACTGTTTTTATTCCAAAATTTTGGCCTGTCAATCCACTTCGACAAAGGGATTAACTCGTTTTCTATTTTCTTTAAAATTTGCAAGTCTTTTTTTGCTATTAAATTTAATTGTACATTCACTTTGCAGTGTACTTTTTCCACAGGTTCATCTTTAGCTGTGTAAAAGTATGTGTCCCTTAATTTGATAATCTCTGATACTTTTTTCATGAGATCAACATAGAGTTCTTGATTTTTTACATTATCATAGCTTATCCTGTAATTGTTTATATCTGCTCGCAAGTTGTTTATTTGCTCTTGTGTAAAAAGAATATAATTGTGAATATCAATATACAGTTGCTGTTGTTCTGCGCTAATATCTCTGAATATTGGCGGGTCGTTGGGATTAGGGGGAATCATAGACTTTTCCATAAATATTCCTTTTTTATTTTGTTTATAAATTCAAACACCAAAGGAAATCTAATCAAAGAAAACAGTAAATAATTATTTGTAATGATAATAACAGTTTTTACGGCAATAATTTATTGAATTTTTCTTCGCAAAATTCTCGGCCCTTACCTTTAAAGGTTTCTTTTTTCTCAAATCCGTATTTATCTAAATAGCGATAAATTGTTCTGTCGTTATAACAGTATAACGATTCTATATCATCAATATCGCTGAATAAGTAAGTTATGTTCCCTCTTTCCCCCTCAAAAGTTTCATAGCCTGAGGCTTTATGAATAGAATAAATTACAGACTGCGTGCTAGAACGCATAACATACAACTTTTGTTTTGCCGGAAAATAAACAAAACCTTTAGCGTCATAGCTCTTTTGGGAACAAATTAAACGGTCTTCGGTTTTTGAACATTTGCGTATATTGCTAAATTCACGAGTTTCAGCGTTTGCAACAAAGGCAAAAGCCAGTAATAGAAACAAAATCTTTCTCATATCTTAAATTCCTTTTTTATCCACTTTCCGAAATCATCCAACTTCTCGAAAATGGTTTTGAGTTCTTCCATAGATTTGGAATTTATGAACTTGTATAATCTTTCTTGGTTAAGTTCTGAAATGAAAGCTATGTCGGAACTCAAATCCGAAAGTTTGTCGAGCAAAGTGGTCACAGCTTCCAAATGCTCGACATCCTTTATTCGACCAGACATTAAATCATTAATGTCTTCTTGGGCGTTTTCCAAGAAGTCCATTTGATTTAATTTTTCGTGTTCGTCTTCGGTCATAGATTAAATTTCTATTCCGATTTAAATTAAAACATTTTCTGGTTCAATGCCAATCAAAACAATTGGAACGGTGGGATTTGATCGACCTTCTCTTATTACATTGGCGACTTCATTTTCAAACCAAGCCACGCCTGTATCCATTTTCGCACACATTTTTTGTGTGGGTATAATTTCTATCCCAACATCAATATCATTTCTTAAGAAAAAGAAGGTGTGTTTTACATGTAAGTCGTATGCCACGCTAAAATATTTGCCAAATTGAACTTCGACGGCGACTCTATTTTTTACAAAATCAACCTGATTGTTTGTTCTGTACGCTCTTAATCCACGCCCTTCAATGATACTTCGTTGTTCCTTTTCATCACGAATATTGGCGATTTCTCTAGCCAAATCTATATCACCAGTCACATAATAAGGTGTTGTAACGGATTTCCATGAAAGCGGAAAAAGAATTTTTTCAAATTCGGCATTTATACTTTTTTGGTCGTAGAAAGTCTTACCCAAAGTTGGTTTTGCTTTACTCTGTTTCGTGAATTGGTTTGCGTCAATGCTTTCAATAGCTCTGACGATTTCATTCCATTCTTGTTGCCTGTGAACCAGCAGATATTCGTGTCCATTTAAATGGCTATAGAGATTCGCGATTTTCAAGTTATCCCTCCCATTCTTTAGGTTTTTGTGCGACTTTGTCGTTTTTGCCTGGTGTCCAAATCTTTTGATAAATCGGTCTGGTTGCTAGAGTTCCTTTTTTTAAAGAATCTATTCTTTTCAAACCAATGTTTATATAATTCTTTTCTAACTCAGTTCCCAAAGCATTTCTTTCATTTTTTAACGCACCGATTAGAGTAGAACCAACTCCCGCAAAAGGATCATAGACAACATCACCTTTATTCGTTAAGGCCAAAACACATCGTTCTACAAGTTCGATAGGGAATTGGCATGGATGATCTACTTTTTCAGGATGATTGTTTTTTACATTTGGTATATCCCAAATACACGATTCCCAATCGTCGTAAAGCCTATCCAAAGTCAATTCCCAAACATCTTCTGGATTTTTCCCCTTGGGGTTTCCGCTAATTTGTCCCTTTTTTGCTCCCTTATAATATCGCTTGCCAGGATATTTAGAAGGGATTCGAACATCATCTAAATTAAATGTGTAATCGTCTGTTTTTGAGAACCAGAGTATGGTTTCATATCTTCCGCTAAATCTTTTTGAACAATGTAAACCATGACCAAAATGCCATATAATTCTGTTTCGTAAATGGAGACCCAATTTTTTGAAAATAGGATAGAAGTATAAATCCAGAGGATAGATTTCTCCATTATCAACATAATTTCCTGTTTGCCAGCATAAGCTACCCTTGTCAGATAGGATTCTTACGAATTCTTCTAACATTGGTTTCATGTTTTCGATGTATTGCTCTATGCTGGTTTTCGACTCGTATTCTTTACCAATGTTGTATGGAGGCGATGTGATGATTAAGTCCACAGACCCTTTTTTAAGTTTTTTACAAAAATCCAAAGCGTTTTTTTGTTCATACTTAAATTCGGCTTTTTTCTCAACTTTTGCCATTGTCGAAGTAAACTCCATTATTTTGACATCTAAGATACTTATTTTATAGGTCTTCAATCGACATAGGATTGGTCGATGTCGTTTGATAATCTGGAAAAAGGCCTTAACATTCGAACCGATGGTCTAAGTCTGGTTTTATTTTTATCGTTAAAAGGTGTATATTGACACAAAAGCGAGGTGAATGTGGATAAACACGACATGTCTGTTTTCGCAAAAGAGTCTGATTTAAATAAACATTTAAAATACACAATAGAGCATTATCGCCCTCACGACCCAGGGAGTTATCTGTACAATTTGATTTTCAATTACAAATTTTCACAAAAATTTGACAATCCATTTTTTGAATTATTATACGCGACTTTATCTTCATGGAATATGAATTCACGAGGAGCAGAGTTAAAAGATTACGATGAATTTGTCGCATCCATTTTATCGCATAAAGACGATTTCAAAAAACTTGAAAAGAAAACCATTATTGATTTGGAAGGACAAAAGGAAATCATCGAAAAACTTTTCAAAGAACTTTCTTTGGTTAATACAAACGCACCTCTTGTGACTTTTTCGAAAACGCTTCATTTCATTCTTCCCAACTTAATTGCTCCCATAGACCGTAGATATACTTTGCGTTTCTTTTATGGAAAAAATTCTGAAGGATGTTTTACTTCTATTTCGAAGCAATTTGAAGTTTTCTGGAAAATTGAAATGAGCTATTCCAAATACGCTAAAGCACATGATTTGAGTTTATTTGTAAAAGAAAACAGTTGGAACAGGAACATCCCTAAAGTAATGGATAACGCAGTAATTGGTTTCATTTCCCCAACGGTCAATCAGGAAAATGAAGAACGCAAAGCGAAAGAAAAAGCGAAAAGAGAAAAAGAAAAAAAGATTCTAGCCTTACATAAATAGAATGTAAACACCCCATATAATGGGGTTTATATTCTATGAGGTTTTGAATGATTGATGAAGCGTTATTGAAAGAATTTAAGGACTTTGAAAACCGTTCCCACGATTATTTCAGCGATTTCTACGACAGAATAAAAGACGATAGGCTGTTTCTTGGCGGTTCACATTTTGATGAAACCGACAATAAGCGTTTTGGTAAATCACGCCTTAAAATGCCTGTGGATGTTATATCAAACACCATTAGAGCCATCGTCAATCAGTATTCGTCAGCACCTTATTCTTGGCTCACGACTGACGAAGCATTGAATGATTTATCCAACAGATTTTTAAACACCACCGCCGTCAAAGCATCCATATATCAGGCTTTGCGAAATTCTACACGGCTATGGTTTGGGCTTTCTTAATCTTTCCATAGATTACGACAAAGACGGAAATGCTGTTCCCGTTCTTTATTCCATTCCCGATGTGACGAAAGTCTATTACGACCCCGATTCAATCGAGATCGATGGCTCTGACGCAAATCAAGCCATAATCATAGACATAAAATCAAAGGCGTGGATTAAGAAAACCTATGGTGAAAATTTCGTGACAGAAAAGGGCGACAAGCCCTTAATTGATATTTCGGACTCCTATGACGAACAGTCTATGCCCCTAATCACTTATTATGTTAAGTCTAATGGTGGCGTTACAGTCTATAAGCTATTGAACAAGGATTTGCTAGAAGAACCGATTACTTTAAATATTGATAGACTTCCAATTATTCCGGTATAT